TGCAATCAGCACGTTCTTCACCACGATCTGGACAGCGATTTCCAACACGGTGACTACGGTCATCAATGCGATTTCGACCTTTATCACCAATGCCTGGAATACCATTCAGACGGTGACGCAGACAGTATGGAACGCCATTAGTACCTTTTTTACCACAATCTGGACGGCAATCTCCACCACGGTCACGACTGTGATGAATACCATCTCGACGTTCATCAGTACGGCATGGAACAACATCAAAACTACGGTGACCACAATTGCAAATGCCATCTGGAACGCTATCACAACGGCATTCAATAACATGCTTTCTGCCATTACCGGCACGGTGAATAACATCCGTGGTGCAATTCAGAACGGCTTTGAAACCGCAAAGAATTATATTCTGAACCTCGCATCCCAAGCCTATAGCTGGGGTCGTGACATTATTCAGAATATCGTCAACGGTATCAAGTCCATGATTTCAAGCGTTGTTAGTGCGGTCAGTAACGTGGCATCCACCATTCGTTCCTACTTGCACTTCTCGGTGCCGGACAAAGGACCGCTTACGGACTTTGAATCCTGGATGCCGGACTTCATGCATGGTATGGCGGAAGGTATCCGCAAGAACAGACCGCTCATTGTCAAAGCCATCTCCGGTGTGGCGGATGTGATGAATCTGAAAAAAGCACTGCCGGAAATGAACGCCAATCTGACCGCATCGGTTCAGGGCGGTGTCGGCGGCGGGGACTACGGTGAAGTGAAGCTCTCTCAGCCCATCATGATTGACGGTAAGGTCATCACCACCGTGGTATCTCAGATTCAGTATCAGCGAGGAAAAGCATCCCTCAGAAATCTCGGAACAGTCTAAGGAGGCATAGCAAATGGATAGAATCATCAATCTGCCGGATGGTTACAAGGCAGTTTCTTATCTGCAAGCCGACGGCAATCAGTATTTCGATTCCGGCTATGCCTTCACAGAACCGGAACTGAAGATAGAGCTGAAATACCTCAAAACAAATCTCAACTCTAATGTTTTCGGTGTCGATTCAGTCACCGGTACCGGCGGAAGGGCAATGCATGGCCATACCTACGCCAACAATTTCTACACCGGAAATACCGGAAGGGGTCTATCTACAGATCTAAAACAAGTTGTAAACACAATTTATGAGGGTTCTGTGGTCATTACCGGCGCAACGACAGCAAATCAGCAGGCCGTCATTACCCTCAACGGTAAAAGCCAGACTTTTCAAAACAATTCAAGCAGTTATTTCTTCCCCGGAACAACCCATACAGATTGCGTGTTTGGTTCGAATCGGGGTACCGGTGATGTCTTATACCTTTTGCAAGGTCGGATTTATTATCTCCGTTTCTACGATGAGGACGGTGTGCTTGTACGAAACTTTGAACCCTGTGTCAGAACCTCGGATAACAAGCCGGGGATGTACGATACCGTGGAAGGTGTATTCTATACCAATCAGGGAGACGGAGCGGATTTCACGGCAGGACCGGAAGTCTTTCTTGTCCGCTTCCTGAATTTCGCCGGGGATGACTTACTCGGTACAGTCCTTGCGGAATACGGAGAAGACATCACAAACAGAGCTCCCACACCGGAGAGCTTTACGGGAAAGGTCTTCAACGGCTGGACGCAGCCCATTACCTACATCACCGAAGCGATGACGGTCAAGGCGACCTATACGGACAGAACCTGCACGGTACGGTTTCTCAATTATGCCGGTGATGATCTGCTCGGTACGGCTGTTGTGACCTATGGGGGAGACGCCACCTCACAGGCACCGACACCGGAAGTCATAACGGGAAAAATCTTCTCCGGCTGGAATGCGGACATCACCCATGTCACCGAGGATATGACGGTTCGACCGACCTATGATGAAACGGTCTATACCGTTGTGTTCACGAAATACGGCGGCGGGGAAGCCTCTGTTCAGCATATCGCTCACGGACACAGTGCCACAGCTCCCACACCGCTTCTGGTGGAGGGACATCACTTTGTCCGTTGGGATAAAGATTTCTCCCATGTTACGAGTGACTTGACCGTCAATCCGATCTACGAACCGAATGTCTACACGGTTCGATTCCTGGATAAGGACAGGCAGACCGTGGTATCGGAGCAGGAAGTGGAGCATGGAAAAAGTGCGGTTCCGCCCACACCCGAGAAATACAGACGGTTTGTCTTTCTCTCCTGGAGCGGGAACTACTCCTATATCACCGAAGACAGCACCTTCTGGCCGGTTTATCGTGAACTGCCCATCAATCCGAGGCTTTGCGTTTACGAAGCCAACGGGGACGGTTCAAGCGGAGAACTGAAACATACCTATCGCGGTGTCAACGGCTGTTCGGTCGTTCAGAAACTGGACGGGGAATGCTCCATAGATACCAAAATCATCACCCGTCAGACAGAAGGCGTTATTCTTGCCGGTGACCGTGTGGAAGTGGAAGGACTGGTTTTCATAGTCAATGAGATCAAGAAGAACATTTCATCCGGCATCTGCTATACGGAGTTCTCCGGTGACCATGTGTCTTATCTTCTGAACAATGAGGAATACAAGGTTCAGGCTTTCGATATGACGGACACCCCGAAGAACATCCTGCGGACATTGCTATCCGGCACACCGTTTACGGTTGGAGAGGTTGACCCGACAGAAGAGGTTACGCTGAGGGTCAATAAGGATGCCACCAGACGCGCCTGCCTGATGCAGCTCATTGCTTTGACCGGCTGTGAGATCGAATACTACGGCTACAGCATCGGAATAAGGAGCCATGTGGGAACAAGCATCCCGATTGAAATCATGAAGACCTCATTGGTGCAGGATATTTCCTATACCTACAACGTGGCAGATGATACGCTGAACTATTCCTTGAGTCTCTATCAAAAGGGCGACCTTGAAATGGGGGATAATCTTCATATCGTTTTCCCGCAGCTCGGCATTGATGCTCAGAGCAGAATCGTGGGTATGGACTGGAACCCTTTCAACTACAAAGAGGTGTCCGTCACGGTCGGTCAGTACATTCCGACCATCAACGATTCGCTGTATCAATTGGAAACCACGGTCGAAGACATCCGGCAGAGTACCGCAAAATACACGGTGGAATTCGGAGAAATGATCGGAACCGGAACGATGTATTTTACCCGTGCCTACCGTGACAGACCGTATTTCCACATCCATACCGATGACGGAAGCGAGGGAACAGTCACGCTGTTAAGACGGGGCGGTTCAGAGTTTGATGCCTATATCGGTGCAACCCTCTCAAACGTATCGGCGGCAACGGTGACCTTGTTGGTGTTCTATTGTACGGTTCCGGTGGATGAGGAGGAAACCGAATGAGTGTATTTGACGGAGAAAAATATCAGACTGCGGCTGAACGTGCTTTGCAGTTCATTAAGAATCAGTTGGATATAAACCATTTCGACTACGGCATCCACTGGGGTGCAGAGTATTCCGACTGGTACGAAGGAGATGTTATGTGGGGTTCGGTCACCGGTTTCTCCGGCAGCGAAAGCCAAATCGAACCTCGGTATATATCGACAAGCCGTTTTTACGGATACGACTATACCGGTCAGGTTTCGGGAAGCTGGCGAAATGTCAGCAGTCCTTCCGATGCCGGTGTGAATATCTATGTTTACCGTGACATCGGCTATGAGGTCGTGACCTGTCCTTTGCAGTCCGGCGGGAGCTGGATAGCCGAGTGGGAATACATGGAAGTCTATACAGTCACCGACCCCATCACCGGCGAAACACACGAAGAAACCGTGTACTACACGCTTCCCGTGGAAGTCCGGGAAGGGATCAAAGAATTCCGGCTCGGTTACGGTCTTTCTTCACACTGGGAGCTTATTTCTTCCACGGAGGATATGAAAGCCTACAGAAAAGTCTACTCGCTTTCCCGTGAAGAAACAGCAGAGAATGGCGGTTATGCCTATGGGTATCTTACCGACTATTCCGTCCGTGTTTTTGCCTATGCCGACACGGAATATATGCTGGAGGACTGCAAAATCTGGAACTGCGGCAGCGGCGGCTATATCTGGTTTACCAATCACGTTACCCAGGGACACAAGATCGCAAAGCTGATTCATCCTACCCCCGGTGGCTATGAGGTCATCGGGCTTGCCGGTGCTGTTGCCAATATCGAAAGTGGCAGGCTTCCTGCTTCATTTTTTATCCCGGAAGATGATCCGCAGTATGACAAGGACGGCACACGGGCGCAGAGGGTTTACGGCTACTGCCTGAACTCTCGAACCTGGGCATACGATGTCGGTTTGGCACTTTTGGTTTTCACCACATCCGGCGATTATGAGATCTGCAAAGAGATGCTGGACAGGATGAAATTTGAGCAGAATTACGATGGCTCTTTCAACTTCTCTTACGACATCTATATCGGTCAGCTGTTTGAGGACTATGTAAGAACCGGTGCTATGGGCTGGCTCCTGTGGGGTGCGTGTTATTACGCTTTGACCACAGGAGACACAGCTTACAATGAGATGATTAAGAAAGCCGGTGACTTCCTCATCAGTCGACAGATCACCGACACCAAAGACCCTCGCTACGGACTGCTCAAGGGCGGCTACGGTACCTATGACTTTGACGATTATTCCTATATCGAAGGGGAGATCGAATGGTGTTCTACGGAACATCAGTGTTCTGCTTTGCAGGGGCTTGAAGGATGCTCCTTGGTTTTGAATGTCAAGAAGTATAAGGAAGCAGCAGAACTGATTCGAGACCAGTTATATTTCAAACTCTATGACGCTGAAAACGGACGATTCTTTCAGGGCATCAGTGCCGCGCCTGATTCTGCGTGGGCACTCGACTGTACCACATGGGCGGGAATTACGGCCTTTTCGATTCTCAACAAGGAATGTTCCTTTGCCTGTGAGAATGCCGCAAAGAACGAGTATCTGACCGAAGAAAAATTTATCGTTCAGAGCGGTGAACAGGATTATTACAATCAGCGGTACGCAAGCAGTCGTTCTTTCTCCGGCTTCAAGCCTTACAGCGACCGTGACGGTGGCTATACCGGCTCCCCGGACATCGTGTGGACGGAAGGAACGCTGGGATATGCGGCACTTGCCTTATTGCTCGGTCACGGTGATGAAGCGAAAACCTATGTGGATGAGTGCATTGCTTTGCAGGAGATCGAAAACGGAACAGGCGGTGTGCTTTATGTGACGGCTACTCATGCACAGCTTCCCTGGGAGTTTCATGTGTGGGAATCGGTCGTTTCGTCCGCCTGGTTATATCTTCTGATAAAGAATCCGGATGTGCTATTTCCGAAAACCCTGCGGCAAGTCTACTATATGGCACGGATTACCAACATTCAATCTAACGGAGGAAAAGAAAATGACGAATAAGGAACTGGCGAGAAAGCTCATTGATATCGCCAAGAATTACAAGACGCTGTATATCATGGGGTGCTTCGGTGCTCCAATGATGGCGGCAAACAAGAAACGATATACAAGCAACCATAACTACAATAAACAGGCATCACGAACTGCCATGATCAACGCAGCCACAGCCGACACTTTCGGTTTTGACTGCGTTTGCCTTATTAAGGGAGTTCTGTGGGGTTGGAACGGTGATACGACCAAGACCTATGGCGGTGCGAAATACGCCAGTAACGGTGTGCCGGACATCGGAGCGGATTCTATGATTAAGGTCTGCAAGAATGTCTCCACGGATTTCTCTCACATTGAGGTCGGCGAAGCGGTCTGGATGGAGGGACACATCGGTGTTTATGTCGGTGATGGGCTTGCCGTGGAGTGTACGCCCAAGTGGAAGAACAAGGTGCAGATTACCGCCTGCAACCGTTCTGTCAGCGGCTATAACCGCAGAAACTGGACGAAGCACGGAAAGCTGCCCTATGTGACCTATGAAGCGGAAACCGCTCCGGAATCGAAGCCTGAACCCGTACCGCAGCCTGCTTCTGCTTTCAAGAAAGGTGATCTCGTCAGAATCACCGGCACGAAGTATTACAGCGGAAAGAACATCCCCGGTTGGGTGAAGGAACTCAACTGGTTCATCCACTCCATCAGTGGGGACAGAGCAGTCATCAACAAAGATGAAAAAGGCGAACATGGAATCATGTCTCCGGTAAATGTTGCTGACCTTGCTCTTGTGACCAGCACGACTGAAAAGCCCGAACCCGCTGTAACTTACACGACCTACACGGTTAGGCGAGGGGATTGCCTTTGGAATATTGCGAAGAAGCTCCTCGGTTCCGGATCACGGTACACGGAAATCAAGGAACTCAACGGTATGAAAAACAACACCATCTATGCCGGACAGATTTTGAAGATTCCCAAGAAGTAACCATGGTGGCAGTTATAATGAGGGAGGTATCAATTGAAATGGAACAGACATGATTTTATTGTTTTGGTGATTTTTCTTGTGTGCCTTGGAGCGATGGTTTGGGTTCTGTATCGACTCTTGTCATCGCTCTACGGCTTTTTCTTATTCATTTTTATCGTATTTGTTTACGGAAGTGGAGGTTCATTATGAGTGTAACACCTGAAACCCCGCAGTCGCGGGAAGAAAAATGGCTGGCGGTCATTGCCGGAATTGCCGGTATCGAGCCGGAAGAACCCCAGTCAAGAATTGAAAAATGGCTTGCCTATATTGCGGAGCATGGTCTCGGAACTTTGACACCGGAACAAACGGCAGCTTTGAACTCCGGCATCACGGCGGCGTTGGTGGCAAAGATCCCGTCCGGTACGCTGATCCATGAAACATGGGAGTTTACCCTTGAAGACGGCACGACCATGGAGAAAGAGGTCACGCTATGGACATGAGAAATGTAAAGCATTTTCGTGTGCCGAGGCTGCCGAAAGAATATCAGGAAGTGGAATACCTCCGAAGTATGGCAGATGGGTATATCGACAGCGGCTATGCTTTCACAGAGCCGGAACTCAAAATTGAGTTCAAGTATATGAAAGAGGAAACATTGAGCACCAATCCTTTTGGTGTGGATACCAGCAGCACGGTCGCCGGAAGACTCATGCATGGACATATCTTTTCAAGTAACATTTACTCCGGCAATGGGGGCAGACCAATCAACTTTACCGAAGGGAAACAGGCAATCGGTAAAATCTGTGAGGGCAGTTTTGAACTCATCGGAACCGAACCTGATGTGCAGAAATGCGTCCTGCGTATTAACGGAGGCTCACAGACGTTAATCAATAATGCAACTTATTTTTATGGCGGGTGTGGCCTGACTGATTATGTTCTGGGTACCAGAGCCAATGCCGCCGGATCTACAAGCAGTTACCTTCTTAAAGGCAGACTTTACTATATCCGCTTCTTTGACAATACCGGCACTATGGTACGAAACTTCGTTCCTTGCTACCGGAAGTCCGATGGGGTGGTAGGTCTTTACGACCGCTGCGGTTCGATCTGTCAGCAGTCCGGAACGCCGTTTTATGTAAACATTGAAGACGGTGCTTTTGAAAAAGGACCGGATGTTGTCGGTGGATTTGTCAGACAGATCACCCGAGACGGTGTGGTTATCTGGGAAGAAAGCGAGTAGAAAATGAAATGGAAAATTGCAGCAATCGTTCTTTTCATTCTTTGGAGTATCACGCTCTGTCTTTATATGGAAGCAAGACCGATTCTGAAGAAGATGAACGGTCAGACCTTCGGGATTCCCGATGGATGGCATCTGGAATTTCGTGAGGACACAGGGGAAACCCTGATCGTTCAGGATGCGCCAATGGAAATGAGATACAGCAAGTAAGTACACTTAAAAATATGTAGAAACACGGTAGGAGCAGAGGTTTAACAGCCTCTGTTTTTATATTCAATCAGCTCTCTATGAGAGCGGAAAGGAGAAAAATATGAATAAGAGCGAAGCGACTAAACTGTGGTTTAAGGCGGCGGGCATTCGTGCCTTGAAAACCGTCTGCCAGACTGCGATTGCGACCATCGGCACCGCTGTTGTGCTGACCGATGTGAACTGGATCGCAGTGGCTTCCGCATCTGTTTTGGCCGGCATTTTGAGTCTTTTGACTTCTTTGACCGGTCTGCCCGAGGTCGATGCGGCTATCGAAAAGCAGAAAGCGGAATAAGGATTCACGGGCGGCAGGGCTTAACGGCTCTGCCGTTCAACTTTTACGAGGAGTGATACTATGGAGAATTTTCGTTTGATCGTTGAGATCGCAGGGGGCGTTGCGGCGCTTATCGCTCTCTTTGCACCGATGTACAAAAGCGTGAAGAAACAGATGAAAAAAGTGGAGCTGGTGCAGGATGCCCTGATGGGTCTGTTGCATGACCGTATTTGCCGACTGTGCGAGTCGTATCTCAGAAAAGGCTATGCCACCAACGAGGAACGGGAACAGCTCCAGGTATTGTATACGCCCTACAAGGCGATGGGCGGCAACCATAACGCTGCAACGCTTTATGAGAAAGTGATGGAGGAGTTGCCGCTTGAGAAACAGAAAGATATGAGGTAACCCATTATGAGTAAATATTTGAAGGGAATAGATATTTCCAGTTGGCAAAGAGGAATGAACGTCGGCGCAGTACCGGCAGATTTTGTGATTATGAAAGCCACCCAGGGAAGATGGCTGGTGGATTCCTGCTGTGATGTTTTCTATCAGCAGTGTAAAGCCGCTGGGAAGCTCCGTGGCGTGTATCACTACGCAGAAGGCGGAGATGCCATTGCGGAAGCTGATTATTTCCTTGATAACATCGAAGGCTATATCGGTGACGCCATTTTGGTTCTCGACTGGGAGTCTACGGACAATCCGACCTTCGGTGTGAATGATTTCAACTGGTGTAAGACCTGGCTTGACCATGTGTACGAGAGAACCGGCGTGAGACCACTTTTGTATTGTTCCGCAGCATTCAGGAACCGCTTTGACGGCATCGGCGATTACGGTATGTGGATCGCTCAGTATGCGGACAACGACCCCACCGGCTATCAGGAAAATCCGTGGAACGAAGGAGCCTATGACTGTGCTATCCGTCAGTACAGTTCCCATGGACAGCTTTCCGGTTATTCCGGTAATCTTGACCTGGACAAAGCCTATATGGACGCAGAAGCCTGGGGCAAGTATGTCAATCCGAAGGGCGGTACAAAGCCCACACCTGCGCCTACGCCAAGCGGTGGCAAGTCCGTGGAGACCCTTGCCCATGAAGTTCTGGAAGGCAAGTGGGGCAACGGTGACGATCGCAAAAACCGTCTGACTGCGGCCGGTTATGATTATACCGCTGTGCAGAACAGAGTCAACGAACTCTGCGGTGCGTCTTCCGCAGAATACTATACCGTTGTTTCCGGTGATACCCTCTCCGCTATTGCTGCGAAGTACGGAACGACCTATCAGCATCTTGCCCAGGTCAACGGTATCGCAAATCCGAATCTCATCTTTGTTGGGCAGAAGATCCGTGTGAAATAAGAACTGAATATTGCCATCTGTGATTCATACGCCGGTTGCGGAGTAGCTTTTTTTGGTTGCTCTGTGACCGGCTCTATTTTTTTCTCTTTTTTGACCTTAGATGCAGAATGTCCGAAATGTCCAAATTGATACTTGCCGATACTTTTGAAAGGGATAAACTTAGTATAATCCATAGATGCGGAAAGACACAATAAGTTATCAATTTGATTTGCCGAAACAACTTGACTTTACTTACTATTTGAGTGATCAATGATCATGCCTTGAAGCGCAGGGCAAATTCAGCGAAAGGAGTCGAAAACCATGTTCAGACAACTAAAACGACAACGGACAAAACGACATAGAAAAATGCAGGCATTCCACCGATCACCCGGTCTCTGAAAAAGAGCCGGGTAATTTTTTACCCAAAAACCAGAGCAAAGAGAGGTTCATAGATGGCAAGAGTAAAAAAACAGATTATCGTCACCACGCACAATGTAAAAGCGGATGACGAAACAAATGAGAAAAAGGTACTGCGGGCGGCGGCGTACTGCCGGGTCAGCACCTTATTGGAAGAACAGGATTTTTCCTTTGAAAGTCAGGTGACTTATTACAGAACATTCATTGAAACGAATCCGATGCTGACACTGGTGGATATTTACGGAGATCACGGACTTTCCGGGCTTCGCATGGAAAGCAGACCGGAACTTCAAAGGCTGATTCAGGACTGTAAGGACGGAAAGGTCGATGTGATCTACACCAAGTACATTTCCAGAATT